AGCTGCCAACCAGAAGGTCGGCAAGTTTAGTTCGGAAACCTAATGTCTCGCGCTGTTCCAACAGACAAGGCTAAATATGCTCGCGCTACTGCAAAGGTAAAGCGTCGGGTCAAAAAATGGCCTTCAGCATACGCATCAGGTCAAGTCGTCCAAGAGTATAAGCGAATGGGCGGTGGTTATAGGACGGTCAAAAATGGCAGCAAAAAGCAAACCAAGAAAAGGTCTGGTTAAGTGGTTTAAAGAAGATTGGCGGGATATTTCCACAAAAGATAAATCAGGCAAGCATCCAAAATGCGGACGCCCTAGCGGATCAAAGCGTGGTTATCCAAAATGTGTTCCAGCTTCAAAAGCCGCTTCCATGAGTGCAAAAGACAAAAAACGAGCGACGGCTCGTAAAAGGGCAACTAACCCTAGTCGGGGTAAAAAGCCTACATACGCAAGGACATAAAAATGGCGATAAATGAACTCGATTTTCGTTCAATCATTAAGAACGAAATACAAAACGCCCTGAACTATTACGACACTGAGTTTAGCCAAGAGCGCATCGACGCAATGGGCTTTTATCTCGGTGAGCCTTTTGGCAATGAAGTAGAGGGTCGCAGTCAGGTTGTCGCAACAGAAGTCAGCGATGTCATTGAATACATCATGCCGTCGCTTACAAAGATATTCGCACAATCTGGTCAGTACGCTCGATTTGTGGGGCGTCAGCCAGAAGATGTTCAGGCAGCAGAGCAAGCCACTGAACTCGTCAATTTTGTTATCAATAACGATAACAACGGTTTTCGTGTCGTCCATGACTTTATGAAAGATGCCCTACTTTTTAAGATGGGCGCGGTCAAATTTTATTATGACGAAACCGAAAAGACGGAAGAAGAAGAATATGAGGGTCTGACCGAAGACGAGTTGGCTTTGCTTGTTGCAGATCCGATCATTGAGGTTATTGAGCAAGAAGCTATTGAAATGGGCATGACCGCCCCTGACGGAACTGAAATACCAGTTTCCGTGACTTACAACGTCAAAGTCAAAAAGACTGAAATGTCAGGTAAGGTCAAGCTGCTTAACATCCCGCCGGAAGAATTGATTTACAACCGCCGGGCGACATCATTAGAAGACTGCTCGTTCATTGCTCACCGTTCACAGGTAACTGTCAGCGATTTGGTGGCAATGGGTTATGAGCGCGAAATGGTCGAGCAATATGCTGGCTATAACGACCTTGACAATGACCAAGAGCGTCAACGTCGTTTTGAAGACTTAGAGGACGGCCCCGAAGTTGACAGCAGCGACCCGTCTATGCGCGAGGTCTTGGTTACTGAAGGATACATTTACGCAGACTACGATGATGACGGCATCGCTGAACTAAGACGGTTTGTGGCATTAGGCGACGGCGCTGAGATTGTCGAGAACGAGCCTTGGGATGTCATACCATTTGCTTTGTTGTCACCTGTCCTGATGCCACATCGCATGGTCGGACGTTCCGTGGCTGAAATGGTTATGGACTTACAGTTAATCAAGTCCACCATTTTGCGGCAGATGTTGGATAATCTTTACCTGTCCAATAATAGCCGTGTGGTGGCGGTTGAGGGTCAGGTCAATCTTGATGACCTTTTGACCTCCCGTCCGGGTGGCATTGTTCGCTCAAGAGCGCCGGGCATGGTGCAACCTTTGTCCGTACCGCAAATCGGCGCACAAGCATTTCAGATGCTTGGTTATATAGATGAAGTGCGTGACCAGCGCACAGGCTTTTCAAAAGCGTCAATGGGTCTTGACCCTAGCACGTTGCAGTCCACAACAGCCGCAGCAGTGAACGCGACGATACAGGGCGCACAGGCGAAAATTGAAATGATTGCCCGTGTGTTTGCCGAAACTGGTATGAAGGATTTAGCAAAGGGTGTTTTGCATTTGTGCCAAAAGCACATGAACAAAGAACGCACGATCCGCATCCGTAATGAATATGTTGCGATTGACCCAAGGGCTTGGGACAATGAATTTGACATCGAGGTAACTGTCGGGCTTGGCACTGGCAACGAAGACCAGAAGACTGCAATGATGCTTCAGGTATCTGCAAAGCAAGAGCAAATCTTACAACAGCTTGGCCCGAATAATCCGATTGTCAACATTACTCAATATGTAAACACGCTTAAGAAGATTGCAGAGACAGCAGGCTTCCGGGACACAGACCAATTCTTTAATTCAGGCCCAGAGGTTGAGCAGGCAATGGCTGCACAGGCTGCCGAAGGCCAGCAAGCACCAAACCCTGTTGAAATGGAATTTCAAATCGAACAGCAGAAACTGCAAAATCAGTTGGCGTTGCAACGTGAGAAAATTACAGCAGAGATGCAGTTCGAGCGCGAGAAGTTTGCTCAAGAGATGGAATTACGCCGTCAAGAACTTGCAGCCGAATTGGAATTGCGCCGTCAAAAATTGGCAGCAGACGTTCAGCTTGATGTCCAATCATCAATTAGTGACAACCTACCGAGGGTCTAATGAGCGACGGAAAACTCAATCAAGAATTAGGCCGCGCAGCAGAAGCGCAGGCAATATTAAGCAATACGCTTTTTAAGGAAGCGTTAGAAACATTAAGATCGGCTTATACGGACGCATGGCTTAACTCCCCTGCCCGTGACGAAGAAGGCCGCGAAAAGATTTACCAGTTCATGCAGGCATTAAAGTCTGTTGAAGAACATTTGGTAAGTGTCGTCCAGACGGGCGAATTGGCAAAGGCGCAATTAGAGGATTTACGAACTCACAAGCGCCTAATTTAAAACTTAGGAGAAACTAATGAGCGAAAGCAGTATCCCGACAGGGACTGAACCCCTCACTATGGCGTCTGCCATTGACACACTCTTGAATACCAACGCCCCTTCCGAGGCAAGCGAAGTAGAACAAGAGCCAACTGCCGAAGCGGAAGCAGAGGCAACTGAAACAGATGAGGCTGAAATTGAAACCGTTGATGATGACCAAGTTGAAACAGAAGCTGAAGAAGTTTTGGATGACGACGAAGCAGAAGGCGAAACTTCTGAAGAAGTCGAATATTACACCGTTAAAGTTGACGGCGAGGAAATGGATGTCACAGCAGATGACCTCATTAAATCGTATCAACTGGAACGGGCTGCTCAAAAACGCCTATCAGAAGCTGCGGAACAGCGCAAAGCGCTTGATGCAGAACAGACGGCGATGGAGCAGGAGCGTCAAAGATACGCTCAAGGTCTTGCACAGTTACAGGCACAACTTACCCAAACTGCTGGTGAGCCTACACAGGAATATTGGGATAAACTCTATGAGGAAGACCCTCTTGAGTTTGTCAAACAGCGTGAAGCGCAGCGCGACCGTGAAAAAGCTATGCAAGTTGTTCAGCAAGAACAAGCACAGCTAATTCAACAGCATGTCGCGTCTGAGCAGGCCAAGCTGGTTGAACGCATCCCAGAATGGAAAGACACAGATGTTGCAACCCGTGAAAAGGCGGGTTTGATTAACTTCGCGCAACGTGTCGGTTTTACGAATGAAGAACTATCTCAGGTTGTTGATAGCCGCCTAGTAGACGTTCTGCGTCGTGCATACCTGTATGACCAACTTCAACAGGAAAAACCTGTTGCTAAAAAGAAGGTCGCCAAGGCTCCAAAAATGGTGAAGGGCGGTAAGCCTAAAACTTCGCGGGACGTAGCTTCCGAGAAAAAGCGTAAGGCTTTTGACCGATTGAAAAAAACGGGTAGCAAAGATGCTGCCGTCGATTTTCTACTTAACCGCTAACTAACGCCAAGGAGATTTAAACATGGCTACGCAAACAACAGTTATCGCTATTGGAGAGCGCGAAGACCTCTCTGATGTGATCACACGCATTAACTAATCGGTGCGTGTAAAACTGGGTGAACTGCTGGAACCCTAAGTCCAAACGGATATGGCAATCAGCAGCCAAGCCGTCGATACATCGGCGGAAGGTTCAGAGACTACCTGAGAGGTAAAGCCCTCTTAATAACAGGCTAGAGCGCCCAGCACTGCAAAGCAGTGATGATATAGTCCAATCCTCACTTAAAGGTGAGAGGGAATTGCGATCCCGATGAAACCCCAATTTATTCCGCGCTCCGCAAGGAAACCGTGAATAACACAACCTTTGATTGGCTTGTTCAAGAACTAGCTGCCGCTTCTGCAACTAACTATGTTGCTGAAGGTGCAGACGCTTCTTTTGCAACGCCAACACAAGCAGTTCGTTTTTCTAACGTAACTCAAGTGTCACAGAAAGATGCTGCTGTTTCAGGTACACTCGACGCGGTAGACACCGCAGGCCGTGACCGTGAAACCGCTTATCAGAAAGTGCTTAAAGGCTTGGAACTCCGCAGAGACATAGAAAAAGGTCTTTGCTCTGACAACGCCAAAGCAACTGGCGCAACCCGCGAGACAGCAAACCTGTCAAGCTGGATTACAAACGTATCTGTTGGAAGTTCTGGTGCTGCACCAACTGGTGATGGTTCAGACGTACCAACTGGCGGCACAGACCGTGACTTGTCACTGGCTCTTATTGATGCGGCGCATCAGGCTGCTTATGAGGACGGCGGCAACCCAAACATGCTCGTTGTATCGCCTGCTAAAAAAGCGACGTTCAGCGACCTGTCTTCAGGTTCAGTTGCTACAAACCAAATCCAATACACTGCTCCACGCGAAGCAGCGATTGTTGGGTCGGTTTCGCTTTATTTAAGCGACTACGGGGAACTTTCAGTGGTTATCGACCGTCAAATCGGCAATGACCGAATTTATTTGCTCGATGCTGACTACGCCAGCATCTGCACTCTGCCGGGGCGGAACTTCCTCGTTGAAGATTTGGCTAAAACAGGTGACGCAGCCAAATTCCAAGTTATTACGGAATATGGTTTGAAAGTATCTGCACCGAAAGCACACGGCGCAGTTTACGACCTTAATTAAAGTGCTGGGGGGTAGCTTCGGCTACCCCTATTAAGGTTTTTAAATGAATAAAAGACTTATGAAACGTGACCATGTTACTGGCAAAGAAACGTGGGTTCACTTTAATGACGATGGAATGATTGTTGAAAGCAAACATAACATCGACGGTATTGTTGCTAAAAATCGTGAAGAAGCTAACGAGTTTCGTCCCGGTTCGCTAATAGGCAACACGCAAGCGCATCGACGTAAAGTTGCTGACATACCTGCCGGACTTTATCAAGAACTTGTTCAAAAATTTGGTCAACCTAAAGACAACCCGACTGATTGGCGAAAGTGGTTAAACGATTATGACAATCGTTTTTTCAGAACTGACACAGGACACATCTAATGGCTATCACGACTTATTCCGAGTTGCAGACTGCGATTGCTGAATTTTTGGCACGAACCGATCTGACCAGCGATATCAAAAATTTTATCAGTCTTGCAGAAGCAAGAATGAGCCGTGAGTTAAGCACACGCAGCCAAGAAAAACGTGTGACTGCTACCACAACTGCTGACGATGAGTTTATAAGTTTGCCGACAGATTTACGCGAAATTCGTGTAATAAAACTTAACAGCAGCCCGCAAAGAGTGTTAGAGTATTATACACCTCAACAATTCTACAAACAGTTCCCCAATGCTGCAGGCGGTAAGCCCGAAGCATACACAATTATTGGGACTGAGGTTGCATTGCGTCCAGTTCCGTCAGCCGCCGAAACCGTCGAAATGATTTACGGTGAAGGCATCACAGCACTGTCAGATAGTGCAACAACCAACACAATATTAACACGACACCCCGACGCTTATTTGTATGGAAGTTTAACACACGCATACACATTCTTGATGGATGAGCCGAGGGCTTTGCAATACGACCAATATTTTAGTCGAAGCATCGAAGAAATCACAAAAGAAATGGAAAAGTCACGTTTCGGCGGTGGCGGTCTTGCAATGCAAGCGGAATATATAGGAGCATAATATGTCTGCAATGTCCGATTATCTTGAGAATGAAATTCTTGATCATATCTTGGCGACAGGTTCTTACACTGCGCCGTCAAATGTCTATGTTGGCCTGTCCACAGGTTCGTTTAACGACGACAACTCTGGCACAGAGTTGACAGGCAATAACTATAGCCGTGTCTCCGCAACTTTTAGCGCAGCGTCTAGCGGTACAACAAGCAACAGCGCCGCAATCGAATTTGCCGCCGCTTCTGGTTCATGGGGAACTGTTACGCATTTCGGTATCTTCGATGCGGCTTCCTCTGGAAACTTGCTAATTCACGGTGCGTTCACAACAGGCAAAGCGATTGGCAGTGGCGACATTTTGAAAATTGCAGCAGGCGACTTAGATATTACAGCCGCCTAATGAGGTGGCATCATGGCTACTAACACACCAAGCCTAGAGCAACTTACAGGCAGTATTGATGCTTTACCGCACAGCCTAGATTTATTAGACGCCTTACCTTGGGAAAACCCGACCCTTGAGCAGTTGGATGCTTGGGGAGATTTGGACTTTCTTGATGCT